GCTTGCAGGCCCCGGCGCCGCCTGCTGAAGCATTGCCCCGGCCATACCGGGCGCGCCGCCCGCTGCCTGCGGCAGCATCCCGGCGCCCATGCTGTCCGGCAGCGCAGGCACGGCTTCCGCCTCCGCCTCCGGCGCCTTCATCCGTACCATCCGCACGCCGTAGTTCTGCGCCATCATGTCCATCCAGATGCGCACGCTGTCCTCCACAAAACAGTAAAAGTCCTGTCGCTGCAGCTCCAGCGGCATGCTTGTCGCTTTCTGCACGGCGATAATGGCGGACGTGTTGTCCGGCGTCACATTGCCCAGCGCCGCGTCGGATGCGCCCATGGTGTCCCGCGTGTATTCGATCACCTTGTCGATCATCACCAGCACCTGCGCCGACATGTCCGGCGCACGAAACCCCGTTGCCACCGCCACGTTCGGGTCTCCGTTCACGCCAATGGCCTCGCCCACCCGGTTGTTCCATTTCCGGCCTGCCATCAGGTTGCGGTTGTATATCACCTTCGGGAACGCAAGCTGCTTCACATGCTGCATGGCCATGGCAAACAGCTTGTTCACAAAGATCTGGTTGGGTATCATCCCGGTAATAGCCGCCTGCCCGTGGTATTGGTTTTTCACCTTTTCCCAGGGCATAAAGGCGATGGGATACCGCGAATAGCCCGTATCGGTCGGTCCGCGCACTACGGCGCCGGCCGTCATTTCACAGAACCACACGGTTTTCCGGCCATTCCTGCCTTTTTCCTTCCAGTACCGCCGCACCACCGTGACCTTGCCTTCCTCCGGTGCGTCCCCGTGCTTATAGGCGTCCTCGTCGGGCTGTATTGCATCCGCGTCGCCGCCGTTCTCCCGCGCGGTCCTCCGCACCTCCTCCACCAGCCGCCGGAAATTCAGCAGGATATACGGCTGGCGCTGCACGTCTCCGCTTTGCGGGTTGCCGAAATGCACGTTCGTGTTCTCGATGATCTCCGCCTCAATGTGTCCGGGCGTGGGCGTGAATCCGAAGGCTTCCGCTGTGCCCGCCGCGCCCTGCATGTCGTCCTCCGGGTCGAAATAGAAGTGCATGCAGCCGTCCCCGTCCACGGCGGAATTGCGTATCACCTCGCGCGCCTTGCGTTTGAACCCGCACCCCTCCATGATCTGGTCGAACTGTACGCCCAGCATATCCAGCACGGGCTTCATGGCGCTACTTTCATCGAAATCCGTAACAGATATGCCGATATCGTCGCTCATCACCGAGGAAATAAAGAACTTCACCACCCGGCACAGCATGTTCATCACCGGGTGGTCCAGGTTCGGCGCGTTCACGCCCCGCCACTGGTTTCCGATATAGAAATCCTCGTTCTGCTCCACGGTCTCGTAAAGTTCGATCGCGTTGTTGAAGTTCTGCGCCCTTGTAAACTCCTGCCAAACACGCTGCGGCGTCATTTCCTCCCGCATCATTCGTCACCCCGTGCCGTCTGGTCGCTGCCGTCGTAGGCCAGCATGTTTTCAAACTGGCGCTGCATGCTGCGCTCGTATTCCTCCTGCCTGCGCAGATCCTCCGCGCGTGCCGTTTCCGCCTCTTCCAGCTTTCGCACCCTCTCACACAGCGCGTCGAAGTCTTTTTTGCTTATAAGCACGTCAACCACTCCAATCCAAAAAATCAGCGTCTCCGCCGTCCCCGCTCCATTCCTCCGCGTATGCGCCGCCGTCCCCGCTTTCCTCCGGCAAATAGCTTTGCTGCCCGCGTATCGCGTGTGCAATGGCAAGCCCCATCACAAGGTCGTCATGCTCGCCCTGCATCGCCTCCGGCCTGCCGCGTTCGTTTTTTACGAAAACCAGCATTTCCCGGATGGTGTCCGCGTCCCGCAGTTCCTCGGGATGCTCCCGGGCGTACCGCACAAGCTCCGCAATCGCAAGCGGGCGGCTTTTCGGGTCGGTGCGGAAGCCGTACCGCCGTTCAAGCCGCTGCGTGTAGCTGTCCGTCACTTCTCTGGCGTATTGCCGCGGGTACCCCAGCCGCGTGCATTCCTTGATGGGGAACGTGGAAAAATTCGCCTCGATGCCCAGCAGTGCCGTATTATAAAAATATCCCAGGCACATCATCTGCCGCGCATATTCGTCCTCGTCAAACGGCTGCTTCAGCACTGCCACCTGCCCGCCCGTGGTGTTGTCCAGCACCTGCCCGGTGAAATTGTCGCTCCCGTCCCCGGCCGTGTCGCCGCCCAGCACATAGGGCTTGCCCGGCTCCGGCTCTCGGTAGATCAGCACAGGCCCCGCCTTGTCGTCCACAGCGCCCACCAGCGTCAAAAGCCCTCCGTGCTCGGCGTATTCAAACCGCACCCGGCGCATCGGAGGCTCCAGCGCCTGCAGCCGCGCCATCAATGCCGCTTTGTCGAATATGCAGGAGCCTGTACTCAAAAACGCTTCCTCCGGGCATGCGGGATATTCCTGCCGGAAAAGCTCAACGTCTCCGCCGCAGTTGTTTTCAATGGCCCAGCGCCTCCACGCAAGCTGCTCGTGGTCCAACCCGTACAACGCGGCCAGCCTTTCTTCTTCCGGCGTAAGCATAAAGCCGTCCCCGTACGGCCTTCTGTATTCCGGCAGCTCCCACCACGCGCAGAACACGGGTACAAAATCATTCCGTTCCGCCACCGCCGCGTCCCAAAGGTCCTTGAAAAAATCAAATCCGTTTGCCGTGCTTTCCACGATCACCATGGTTTCCGGCTTGTCCGGCACGGCCTGCATCAGTCCGGTGAAGGTCCCCAGCTTATCCCCGGGCCAGAACGCAACCTCGGAAAGGTGCAGGTTCTGGAAGGTTTCCGAGCGTCCCACGCCCTTGCCGCCCGCCGTCATTACACGAATAGAGCTGTTCAGCCCATGCCCTTCCGCATCGTTGAAAACAAGCTCTCGCGCGTTCAGCGCCCGCCGCTGCGGCTGCATCGGCTCCGGCAGGCGCTCATAAAACAGCTTTGTCATGCGGTACAGGTTGTTTGTTGCGTCCTCGTCGTGCGCCACAATGCCGCTGCGCACGTTTTTCCGCGTCGCCGTCCGCTTGAATATCATTGCCTCGGTCAGCGTGGAAAAGCCCATCTGCCGCGCCTTCAGAACAATGGCGCGCAGAGGCTTCCCCGCACGGGCCTGCGCCGCCAGCGCGGCATACAGCTTTTGCTGCGGTGCGTTCAGCCGCAGCGGCACCACCTCGGCGCTTTTGGTGCGTATCTGCAAAAACTGTTCGATGTACTTTTTTGTGTTGACCGCCATTACCATTCGTCTCCCGCCAGCTGGTCCAGATAATCTTCATACCGTTTCCCGCCTGCCTGCGCCGCGCCCTGCTCCCCCGCGCCCTTTGCGGATACGCTGGTAAGCGTCCGCGTCATATTCGCCAGCGCAAAATCCCCGGGGATGATGCGGTCGCGCTGCTGCCGCTCGTCCCGCAGCCGCTCCTCCAGCTCCCTGTCCAGCTTCGTGCGCTGGCGCTGCTCGTCCACCGCCGTGTCGCCCCACAGCACAAGGCCCTCGCTCTTTTCGCTGCCCAGCAGAATGCGGTCTATCTCGTCGCAGCGCTGCATGTTCCGCTGCCCTGCTTCCAGCCTGTGGACTATCAGCTCCGTGCCAAGCCTTGCGCCCTGTGCCGCCTTCAACGCGATCTGCTTCACCTGCTCGTCCCGTGCCTGCGCCCACAGGCTCTTTTCGCCCTCCGGCCCCAGCTTTTCCGCTTTTGCCTTCCAGGTGCGCAGCGTGCTTTCCGGCACTCCGTGCTTCTTTGCCACATCGGAAAGGTTGTCCATCACAAGCAGGTCGCACATGCAGGCCGTGCGCACGGCTTCGCTGTACTTTTTGCCGCGCTGCTGTCCCTTCACGCTGTTTTTGCGGTATTTCACGCTGTCACCTCCGCCCCTTTTCCTCCCTCTGCATCCTATTTTTCCATTTTTGTGCAGGCCTGACTATACCAGACATTTTCAAAGCAAAAAAATGGCCGAAAGCCCTTGAAAATCAACGGTTTTCAGCCATTTTGCCCTGCATTTGAATGCAAATTTTATCTATAAAAGCCCTTTCTGCGCAGCATGGAATGCAACGGTGTCCAGGACGTCCTTTTTCCACGCATAATAGGTATTCCGGCTCGCGTTTATAAAATCCATAACGCTTTCCTCCGTCAGCCCGTCAAAATACCGCAGCACCAAAAGGCGGGCCTTCATCGGCTCGCCTCCGGTTTCATATTCTTCCAGCGTCTCGCGCACCGCGTCGCACCACGCCCGCGCCTCGCGGTCCTGCCGCCGCTGGAGCCTCCGGTACTGCCGCAGATGGTTTTCCACGGTCAAGAGCACAGCCCGCTTCACAGCGTCCCTCACTGTGAAGCCTTGACGATCTCGATCAGGCTGTCAAATCCCTGCACGCCGCGAAAGCGTTCACTGTCCGCGGCCGCGTCCTCCGCTTCCTCCAGCTCCCGTTTTGGCAGCGCAACACGGATGCGCCCGGTCAGCACGCGGTATTCAAAAAGCTTCGCCTGCCGCCGCGTCAGGGGCTTGTCCTTTTCAATGCCCTCAAACCGCTTGAAATCCGCGATTGCCGCGCGGAAATACGGGTGCGTAAGGTCCAGCATCGGGTCTGTGCTGCACGTCGCCCGCTTTGTCTCCGGCCGCCTTCCTCCGTTGCCCCGGTATGCGTCCGGCACATGATACTTGTATGTACGCGCCACGTTCGTTTGCTCCTTTCCTGCAATGCTTAATTTATCTGTAATTCGGGAATGTTTAAAATCAAGATTTGCGAAGTTTCGCAAAAACCGCGCTTTTTCTTCGCGGGACCGTCCTGCGCAGTTTCAGGTATATGCTCCATTCCTTTGTCACATCGTTTTGTATGGGCGTTATGTCGTTGATCTCCCAGCCCTGATACTTCCGCCGCCAAAATTCCGAATCGAACACCGTGCCGCTCGTCACCAGCCGTTCCAGCTGCCTCCGTGTGTATTTCCCGTCGTTCGGCCGTGGCCGCTGCGGCTTCTCAAGGCCCCGGCTCTGCCGCCAGCGGCGTTTCCGGTTTGTGTATTTTGTCAGGTAGTTCGCCAGCCGCTCCAGGCTCTCCCGGTCAAATTGCAGCCGATCCGCATTGGTAATGCCCAGCCGCTCTTTATCTTTCCCCCTGTACCACAACCTCTCCAGCTCGTCGCGGGAAAGCCCGCAGCTCAGTACCACATGATGGTGGACCCGCACCGCGGGAAGGCCGTCGCCTTCCTCCCGCCACTCCGTCACGGCTATAAAACGCGGCGCAGGCAAGCCCCGCTTTCTGCTTTGGCTTCTCACCCGGCGCAAAAACAACTCCAAATCATGGTCCGCCTGTTCGATACTGTCCGGCAGGTGCGCGTCGTCATACGTTCCCGTCCAATGGATGTCACTCTCCGTAAAATTCGCATTCAGCAGCTGGATGAAATACCGCCTTGCATTCCTGGCGTTCAGGTTCTGTTGGATGCGGCTGCTTGCCTGCCGTCTCTTTGCTGAAAGGCTGGCGCCCTTCTCCCGCTCCGAGATCGGGTACAGGTCTATCTCCATGTAGTTGTCCCCACACACGTGCCGCTGTTCCCGCACAAACCTGCACCGCGTTCCCATCTTCTTTTCTCCCCCTCTGCGTCCTTAACTTAATACTCCATACAAGC